GCGAACTCTGCGTCAAAGATAAGTCCTTCTTCTGTACTTTTGATACTGGTAATCTTACCAATAGGTAGGTCAAAATGACTATGTCCCCAAAGTAAAACAGGATTTTTCTTAAAAGATTTAACATTCCAACCCTTAGCAGAAAGAATTTCTCCATCTCTATCGGGAGAATTTGTTGATGCAATTGCACCAGTAATTATACGCCCATCTTCTTTAACTTCTTTTACATACGCTTTCGCAAATTTTTTCTTCATAGTAATTATAAACAAATAACGAGCAAGTGTTTTCAGACACAACTTGCTCGTTTAGTAGTCAAGTGAATATTAAGTTTTTAGTTCTTTCTACAATTTTATTCCATATTTGATTTTTGTCAAGTGCTTTTCAAAACAGGAATCACGACACACCTACAATTCACATGAGCAGGAGGAGCATCGCCTACGCCAAAGTCCTTATTTAAGTCAACTCTCTTTCCATGTAATGGTCCACAAATAGGACAAACTCTTTCATCTAATCCAGTAACCCATTCTTTTTTTTCCACTACGCCAGATTGTTTATATCCTTCAACTGTTGCGAAGTTTGAGGCTCTTGAAACTTCTGTCCTTGCTATTGCACCTGCTCTTACATCAGTCGCTTCATCAAATACATCTTTAACTCTATTCTTAATTAATCTTATGCCCTCTCCATTTGTTGTACCCTCTGCAATCGTCTTTTTAATTTTTGTTTTTGTTGTTTCATTGACTTGCTTGCAGAATTTTAATCCATCAGTTTTTATAAAGTTTTCAATCCTATCATTGCCTACGATAAAGCCAGAGAATCCCAATAAGTCATAAACTTCATTCCCATACTTAGCAATTAATATTTTAAGTAATGGGCGAAAGGCTTTGGTGAATACTTTTGTTTCAGAAGTTACATTAAAGCTGAAACCTGTCTTGATGTTTTTTATTGTTGGCAAAACTTTTTCTGCCTGTGCTTTGAATAATTTTCTTAGCTCAATAACCATCAACTTCTCATCTACTTCTGTTTTACTAACATACTCTTTCCAGTAAATGTCTTTTTGTTTTTCTGAAAAAGCAAATTTAACATTCTTTTTAGACTTTTTGTTTTTAGGTTTAACTTCTTTCTGTTTAGACAATTGGGTTAATCTTTCAATCGTCAATTCTTCTTTAATGATAGCTTCTAGTTTCTCTCCTTTCGTTCTTTTGTGTCTAGCAATATTTATTTTACCAACAGACTTTTTCTGTTTAACTGTTCCTATTGGTTGAATATTAAGAGGAAGATATAAGCTATCAGCACCATCAACAGCTTCTTTCCCTTCTGCTAATCTAACTTCATTTATTGATAACCAACCATTTTTAATTCCACTCTCGTATAATTTCAATGTTTGTTCCATATTTCCAATCGTTGGATCTTCATAATCAAAGAACAATTCTCCTGTATCATCAAAAAATGGAAGCAAGAATTCATTGAGAGTTGAAACAAACTTCTTCATCTTTGGCTCTATTGTTTCTTCTATGAATACTGCCTTTGCAGTTTCTGCTAATGATCTATTGGAACTTTCTGGAATTACTAAGGAAATTGGAACTCCAAATACTGTTAATATCTCATCTCTGCCATATTTCCTTTGATTTAAGAAGTCCATATCCCTTTGGTTAGCTCCTAATGGTGCTACTACTTTTGCACCACCTTCAATAATTGTAAACTTATGAGCATTACTTGTTCCTTTATGTGCTTCGTCCCATTGACTCATAACTCTATCATATTGGTCTTTGGTTAAAGTTCCTGGCACTTCAATAGCAACATCTGGCCGTGCAGAGTTCTTGAAAAACCTCCAATTCCAAGTAGAAGCTTCTCTATCTGTTGCAATAGCAATCTCTGACGCTTTCAATGGGGATAATCCTCTATATGGATTAAGGGGATCTATGCTTTTAAAATGAATTATCTCCTCTGTGCTAAATGGTACTTTTGTCCCAGTTCCAGGAACATTATATATATATCCTTTGACAAAAGTAACTGGGTCTGGCACTACTTCCATCAAATCTGGTCTTAACCAAGGATAAATCTCAACAATCTTTCCATTATCTCCCCTTACTAACCACCAGAACGCTTCTCCTGTTGATTCTTTAAAAACAGAATAAAGCTCCATCAAATCATAGAAAGTCATTACATTATTTACTTTATCTAGAAGATCCAACACTTCATGCTTTTGTACTCTCTCTATCTTATCCCCTGTTTGTTTGAGTAGCTTCAATCTAATGTTTGCGACATTCATCGCAATCTTTGTTATGGAAAAATATACCCAAGAATAAGAGAACGCCTGTAATTGAGCCTGTTTGTCTAAAGAAGCTGGCTCTGACATACCAAAAGAAGCTCTAGGTGTCCAAGCAACATTCTTAGCTACTTGTGGGGATTCTTTTTTAATCCCGATGAACTTTTGAACGAGTGTTTGAAATTTATTCATAATAAATAAAGAAACGAGTGAATCTAGCATTGATGCTCACTCGTTTAGTAGTTGAGTTATATTTTATTAACTTAATTTTATTCTTATTCTTCATCATTGTCAAGTTCTAATTCCATTTCATTAATTTCTTCAACCATTTTATCAATAGATGAAACACTTAGTCTTGCAATTGGATTTCCATCTGGTGTTAAATCAAATCTAAATGCCTTTAATGGTTGAGTGACTTTTTTCGGTTGACCATTCATAATCTCTAGTTTTAATGTGCCAAAACCCATCTTCCTACAAAACTGAATGAAGGTATATTCTGTTAAGGTTGCTTTTATTGTTACTACTGGGGAGTTTTCGTCTTGCATATTTTCTTTATTATACTTTCAAAGTCTTTTATAGATATCTCAATATCATACTCCTTTTTAATTAATTCGTATTTTTCTTTTGCTTCTTTCTCTCTTTCGCTTGCCGACATAAGTCTTTCTAAATCAGATTTTGTATTGGCAATAGGGACTCCACAAGCCCACGATATTGCACTCTTGTTGTCTGACTTATACTTAAACTTGCCAATCGTCAATGGTACTGGATTAAGCACAATATCACAAGTCAGAAGGTCGTCTTTAAAGACCTCCCAATCAAATACCCTGTTCTCTATTTTAACCCCATAAGTAGCAGAAGGCTTGAAGTCATTATTGGATATAACCACAAGGTCAAGCCCTAGTTTTGCCAGAGAAGGTAATACAGTAGGAAGAACAATTTTAGCATTGTGATAATATCCAAACCAGCCAACTCTTTTTGCAATACTATTATGTTTCTTTTGCCTATCTATTATATCTAAATTAATTCTATCTGGCACATGATAAACAGGTTTTTTAACAATGCCTTTTAAGAAATCTGCTATCCCTTTTGAAGAACAAGTGAAAGCGTCAACATGTGTCTCTAATTGTTTTATGTTTAACTCTCCTGTTAACCAATCTGGATCCGCAATATCTAGGATTTTAACACCATCATAATCTTCTAAGTATTTTAACCAATAAACTTTTTGGAAAATAATAAATGAGTAGCGTTTACCTTCTTGAAATTCTTCGACTTCTTCCCACTTATCAATTAACCAATCACTCCTAAGAACAGATGACCCAATAGTCCCTTTTGGTCTTCCATGATATTTTTGAAATGGAAGTATAGCACCTTTAATTTCTTTTTTCATATTTTTAGAACAGAGTGAATGAAGTTAAGCCAATCGTCGCGATAACGCTTATAGTTGAATATTTCTTTAGCAGTTTCCTTACCCCTCTTGCCAATTGCTATGCAATCTTCATATTGGTTTTCTATTAAGTCAACGAGTATGCTCGCAATTTGTTCTGCGTCATTTGGAACTAAAATCATATTATCCCCGGGCTTTGCAAATCTTTCTAAATCATGAGCACCTTCTACTTGAACTATGCAAGAGCCAGACAACATCGCCTCTGTTCTAGCCCTGTTCATTGGAGTTCTGAATGAAGTGTCAAGATATATTAAACTACTACCTAAGAACTTTCTATACTCATCAAAACTGTGTCCTGTGTCGGTATTAACCTTAGCCCACCATAATTTATGGCTATATCTATCCTCTAGGATATAGCTAACTTGATTCATCATCTCCCTGTTGTAATAAGTATCGCAACCCCCTGGAGATAAAGCAGTAAATATTCTTGGCTCTTTCGGTAGGTCAAGCCAATCATTTGGATTCATACCATGCCAGATTGGAGTACCCCAACCCCACTCTCTTTCTGTTGAACCCTCGAAGGAGTTTAGAACCATTGGAGTATCACCAACAAGTTCCTTCATCATCTCTATTGTTTGCCTTTGAGCTTCATCATTTGGCATTTGGTTATTATCTTTCTTAAAAAACTCTGGATAAACTGGAGAACCATGATTAATTATAACCTTTGGTAATCCTTGAACAGTTTTATTGAAGTCAACAAACACTTTTGTTTTTCCTAAGTCTGGGTTTATCAATTGTTGGTCAACATCTAATATTGCAAAATCATATTTATCCTTCTCAAAATAGGAAACAGGGTGAGCGTTCTTTGGTAGTGGTCTTGAGTTATGATACCACTGTTTATTGGTATTATGGCAAACATAAAACTCACAATCCTTTTCTAAGGCATTAAAAAGGTCGTAAAAGTGCATTACATGCCAATTCGTTGTAAATACTTTATATTTCTTTTTCATTTATTTGGTTTCATTTTACAATGTATATCTTTTTTGTCATTAAGAATAAACTCATTTATTTTCCAAGACTTCACCCTATTCTCTCTTGATATCTTATCCCACTCAAAAAATCTAAACGATACTTCTGTTGGGTGCCAAAGATGAACAGGTAACCAGCTTTTATCTCTATAAAAACTAGGACAAATAACATATAACTCTTTATCTTTCTTTAATACTCTCCAGCACTCGTTCATTATTTTAACCACATCTTCTTCCCTAAAATGCTCAATAAAGTGGCTAGTGGTTATATGCTCAACACTATTATCTGGTAATGGTATTCCCTCAGTAGCGTTCCAAACTATTTCTTGTCCATAATCAATTACATCCATGCCAATATTATTCTTTTCTTTCTCCGGTCTATTATGATCTTTATTCCCACACCCCAAATCCAAATAAATATTGTTGTAATCTTTAATTTTTATTCTTCTATTCATATAATTTGCTTATTATCTCTTTAGCTTTCCAAATATCTTTCTTCCTATACCTTCCACCTGACTTTTTTATTTGTGAAGCTATTGCACTTGGTTGATGAATAAATCTAACCTTATGATTGTATTGCTCTCTAGTGATTTGAGATAATCCTCCATAATGATCCATTCTTTCACAGAACATTCCACCTTTCACAAAATCTTTCTTGTGAATCCAACTAAAGTTTTCAACAAATGAAGATTTATCTGACACCTTTCCCTTCACTGACTTAGAACCAAAATACCATATCCCTTGTTTTGCTCCACTAATTTCTTCAAGAGAGTCTTTATTTAACTTCAATCTATCATCTAGGAACAAGAGTATGCTTCCTAACGCTTCAGTTGCTCCCATATTCCTCGCCCTTGCAAGTCCATAGTGATTAGTATCTTTTGTATCTAAGTAGAGTATTGGTGTCTTAATTTGCCTTTTCAGCTCCTTGCAAGCTTCTTTGGTGTCATCTGTTGAGCCATCATCTATTATTATAATTTCCTTAGCGTCATAATCTTGCGAATCAATCGAAATTACAATATCAATCAAATTTTTTGCATTATTAAATGTAGGAACAATCACGCTCACTACTGGCTTATCCTTAAATAATGTTTTGTAATACACCTTGGCAAATTCTCTTGCCATTCTTTGTTCTGAATAAGCCTTGATAGTATTCCAAGCGTTCTGTCTTAATGTTTCCCTTAGATCCTCATCTTCCATTAACATCTTCAATTTTTCTTCAAAATTCTCTGGCGTAAATATAATTCCATTCTTACCATCTTCAATAATATCCCTAGCCATACCTTGAGATGTAGCCATTACAGGAACGCCCTTTGCCATCGCCTCTAACAGGGGCAATGTGCCGCTCTCTCGTTCGCTCGTAGAATACATTACGAAAACTGTCATCTTGTTATACATTCCAGCGACAAAGTTTTCTGGGTTTTGATTGTTTCTACCCATACCTCCATGGTACTCAAGATTATCTTTTGGAATATCCTGCCAATAATCTGGCTTATCAATATACCCACAACCAATCACTTTGTATTTCAGCTTGCTTGACACTTCACAAATCTCTTTCAAGTGTTTCCATGGGACTATCCTACCAATATATCCAACTGCTTTTTCTTTGGGAGGATAATTGTCGTTAAAGCCGTAATAATCTAAATCAATACCATAAGGTATTTTATATACGCTAGAATGAATATTTTTTAATTTATCAAACCCATAATTAGTTGAAACTGTCAATGTATCGTATTCTTCCCAATTCCTTTTAGTTAAATCGTTATGGTTATGATGTGTCAACACCTTTGGAATATCTTTTAGGTCTGGCATTAACTCCATCAACTGGTCTGCTGAGTGCCAATATCTTGGTTGAAAAAGGTCAAACTCAATACCCTCTTTCATAATCTTTTTAATCTCCATAAACCCTTGTGCAACTGCTCTTGGGTGTACTGGAATATTAAAAAAATTAAAACGAGGGTTATTATCCACTATCGCCTTTGTTAATCTTGCTATTGCCCAATTATCACAATCTGGTGTAACCAAAATATTCATTTTATTGTTTTACAATACAATCCAATCAACTGCTTCCATATCTCCATCACTTACAACCCATTGATAGTTCTTTTCGTCTGGTTTATGTAAAGATAAAATACCTTCGTTCATGAACCCGTAATATTCTGTATCTTCCCACTCTTTTCTGAACAACTTTCCACCATTCATTATTTCCTTTATAGCTTGCGGAAAGTCTAGTAACGATTCTTTCACCTTAGGTTTTGGTAAAGGTGATGTTGATGGTAATTTTGTTTCGCCCATAGTTTTAGTTTAATAAATTAATCTTCGTTAATTACAATTCTAAATGCTTTTGCTAGTCCACTAATCATAGCCCTGCAATCATTGCAGATGTATTCATTTAACCCTCCTTGGCAAACAATACATCTATCCCTAGCTTCTTCTATCTTGAGTCCTCCCTCTCCAGTATCTTGGAACAATACCTTTTTGCACTTGGGACACTTAAAATGACTTTCATGATTAAAGTCTTCCACTTGTACCCTACATTTTTTGCAAATTATTACTGTTGGATCTCTCATTTTATTGCTTCAATTATATATCCTATATCACTCCAGCTATCACTATGTTTTATTGGGTGCATACCCTCAAGCTTGTGGAACTCTCTTAGCGTTTCACGACCTTTAGTAGCTTTTCTTGGGATAATGCTAACACCAGCGAAACCAACCTCTCTCAATAGCTTTTTAATACCTTCCTCTGTATATCTAAGATAATCTATCTCTACTGGATTGTGCATTGGGTATAGAAATGGAAACGATATATATGCACACCCTTTATCATCTAATAAGTCAAAGATGTTTTGAATTGCCTGTAATGGATTGAAAATATACTCAAACACTTCTAAGCAAAAGATAACATCATACTTTTTTTCCAAATCTATCTTATAGTTCAAATCAGCAACTATATCTGGTTTAACAGATTTGTCGATATCAAGCGTGGTATATTCTTCATACTTACATTTCCTTAATCTATCTTTCGCAAGCATATCACTTGAGCCAATATCCAATATCCTACCACAATCTACATCAAGACTTCTTAGATACCCTTCTAGTTGATTTCTATAATATGACATTTTGGTTTATTACTAAGTATTTATTTTTCCCCAACCTGACTTCTTTTGATTTCGAATCATCAAAAGTAACAATATCCCCTGACCTTATCCCTCTTACTCCTTTCCCTGTCATCAATACTGCTCCTTCACTCAAAAATGTTTTCTTATCTCTGCCAAGTAGTTTAATAAGTACATTTTTATTTAATGGTCTAAACATCATATTTTTTCAAGCCAATGGTAATACATATCTTTAAGCGTTTGTTCAAATGGAATTTCTGGTTTCCATTTTGTTGCTTTCCTAAACTTCTTGCTGTTACCAACTAGGATCATAACATCAGAAGGTCTTTGCTTACTTACATCTGTTTTGTATTCTGGTGTTTCTCCAGTAATCATTTCTAGTTTTTTGAGTATATCTTTAATCTGAACGCCCTTATCTGATGATATGTTATATACTTCGCCGAAATTACAATTGAATATAGCTAACCAATAAGCTCTTACCATATCTCTAACATCTGTAAAATCTCTTATTGAATCGAGATTGCCAATCTTCATTTCATTCTTCTTTAGCTTTTTAATCTCTGCAAACTGTTTAGCAAAACTGCTACAAACAAAACATTCTGGTCTTCCTGGACCTGTGTGATTAAATGCTCTGGTTATAATGATATTTAATCCATAGCTTTTGTGATATTGGTATGCAAGTCTATCTTGAGTAACTTTGCTCACTCCATAGGGACTTAATGGTCTTAATGGATTTGTTTCTTTAATTGGCACTTCATTTGGAAGAACTAATCCATATTCCTCTGATGATCCTGCTATCTGAATAATTGGTTCATATCCCTTAATCTTTCTTATTGCTTCAAATAGATTCAATTGAGCAGTAATGTTATTAACCAATGTATCTGAAGGTGCGTCAAATGATGTTGGAACAAAACTTTGTGCAGCGAGATGGAAGATAACATCTGGTCTTTCTTCTTCTAGCAATCTTCCTATTTGCCAAGCGTCAGTTAAATCACATTCTACTACTTTGTCAAAATCTGTTATTTCTTCCTTTAATCTCCATCTATCAATTCCTATAATAATAGGATTTTCTTCTTTCCTTATGTATGTAGCCAAATGTTTTGCCACGAAACCATTTGCACCTGTGATTAATACTTTCATATTTTTTCAAACTCCTTTAAGTATTCATTAGACATTCTCTCTAAAGAGGTGTCTTTACATTTTATAATTTCAGGACTTCCACCAGATAGCCCAGAATCAAGAACATCTATCTCAATACCAGAAGCCATCGCTTCTAAGAGTGTATTTGAGCAAGCGTCATTGTAATAAGGATAGAGCAAAACATCTGCTGACCTCAAAAGAGTTGCCATCATTTCCTTTTTAACAATACCCCAATAACTAAACTTCTCCTTATTGTAGAAATCAAAGTTATATTCTATCTGCTCTGGAGAGAACTTGCCTACGATCCATAAACTTGCATTAGGGTTTCTCCTAGAAATCATTTGATAATGATACCAAGCTTCTTCCCACCTCTTATTCTCATCTCTGTTAAATCTCACATAGATATATTGTGGGCTACCCATTTTGCCTACCTTGTTACCATTTGGATTAAAGACAGAAGTGTCAACCCCATTAATAATTACTGCACCATCTCTTTTCAACCAACCCCCCACATATTCCTTGCACCATTTTGATTGATATATAATTAGGTCTGCAAGTTTAGCAAAATCTCTCAAGCGACTTGTTCCGGTATTCCTATTCCTTGAATCTCTTGGTATGTTATCTACCCTTAGGACTATCTTCTTTCCTTTTGATTTGGCTTGAACAACTTGGTTTCTCGTTACCATAGTTGCACCAGAAATGAAATATATATCACAATCATCAACATTGTCAACAAAAGCAACATTGTCTTTCAATCCCAATTTGATGTTAGATATGAACGACCAGCCCCCTCCCGTAGTTTGGCTACTTTCATTTGCTAGATATACTTTTTTCATTTTTTTCTTTTAATAGTTCTCTTTACTTTCTTCTCCTCTAGTGCAGGTAATAATGCAACCAACAGAATAGCTAGTACTCCGAATATTGCACTAAGAATACCCCAAGCAACTTGACTTCTATTTCTATTGCCAGCTACATATGCACCCCATAGGCCTAATAATATCCATAAAAATATAAATAGTATCTCCATTTTATTTCACCTCCTTTCTAATGACTTGGAATAGCTCCTCAAGTTTATCCCAATATCCTAACTTCTCTATCTCCCAAGAGTGAAACCACAAGTGAAAATAATTAGTATTTTCATCTAGCAGATACTCCTTAGCTAATTCTAGCCAATCACGACCTTTATATTCTTTACGAGGGTAGCAATGAATACTTGTTTCTACCTCAAAATCGTTTGCTGAATAGGTGCAATTACCTACTAGGGTAGTCCTAGCGTATTTGTACCCTACTTCTTTGATTTTATTCTTTATATCCTCATTGTACCTTCCCCTTGGATAACAAAACCAATCAATCTTTTTTCCAATTAATTCTTCTATAACTATCTTGCTTGTCTTTATTTCGTACCTTAATCTTTCATCATCTAATAACTTCATATCAGTTGGGTGAGTAATCGTATGGCTTCCTATCTCAAAGTCTTTTGCAAGTTCCTTAATCTGATTATAGACTTGCGTTTCTGTTACTCCAAGTGGTCTTAGTTCAATAAAAAATATAGCAGGTAAGTCATACTTCTTTAATAAGCTCGCCATTCTAAAGTTCAATGGCGAATAATCATCACAACTTATTTGGATTGTCTTTTTTTCTTTCATATCTTAATATTTTGTCGATACCAGAAGCAATCGTTACTTTTGGATACCATTCTATTAAATATCCTGCTAGAGAGTTATCGGCTAAAGTATCGTGTGGCTCAATCCTCTCTTTAATATGCACTCTCTTTTCGCTTATGAAGTTTGCAACTTTATTTATTGAAACATTGTGTCCTCTGCCTATATTTATTACCTCTCCTTCTCCAATATCTGACTTCATGGCTTGAAGATTTGCATTGACTACATCTGTTATGTAGGTGAAGTCCCTTGTTTGTTTTCCATCGCCAGTTATTGTTAGTGGCTTACCAGCTTTCGCTTGCTTAATGAACTTACCAATGACCAAAGCATAAGCACCTTTTACTGGTTGTCCTGGACCATAAACATTAAAGTATCTTAAACAAATAGTTCTTAGTCCAAACAACTCATGGAACATTTTGCAATACTTCTCTCCAACAAGCTTTTGCAGAGCGTATGGACTTTGGGGATTTGGATCTAATGCTTCATGTAGTTTTAATCTTGATTGGTGTCCATATACAGAAGAAGAACTTGAATATATTAACTTGGTAACATTGTGATTCTTACATGCCATTAGAACACTTAGGGTTCCGTCTATATTCGTACTATTTGTTTCTAGTGGCTCGTTAATTGAGAATTGAACTCTTGGTAATGCAGCGAGATGGAAAACTATCGTAGGCTTCTCAACTTTAAAAATCTTGTCCAATACTTCATTATCTCGTATATCTGCTATATATAACTTAGCCCTATAATCTACATTACCCCTTTTCCCATTAACAAGATTATCAACCACAACTACTTGGTGATGTCCTTGAACAAGTTTTTTCACTAGGTTAGAGCCGATGAACCCTGCTCCACCTGTTACCAATATTTTCATTTTATTATTCTATGATACTCCATAGGCAAAACGATATGCGAGATAGCCACAGCCTGTAAAAACGATAACTACCCACTTGTTAAAACATATCGTATTGCTTGTGAAGTACCATATTATTACAATTATCCCTTTAATCTCCTATATGCAATATGATTAGAAGTCTTCCATAAACTTTCAAAAGTTCCTGCATCACTCCAATAACCATCAATATCCATGTGCAACAACCTCTTGTCCTCAAGGTAAGCCTTATTAACATCTGTAATCTCTAGTTCTCCCCTGTCTGATGGTGCTAATCTTTTAATGATACCAAATACATCTGGGGTATATAGATATAATCCTGTTTGTGCCATGTCTGAATCTGGATGTTCTGGCTTTTCGGTCAAACCTGTTACCTTATCCCCATCTAATGTTGCAACACCAAATCTCTTAGGATCTTTTACTTTCTTTAAGAATATCATACCAGTAGAACCATTTATCCTAGCCTCATGCTCAAATAAAAACATAGCGTCTTTGAAGTCGTCTTCATAAATATTATCCCCTAGCAATACAGCACAATTCTCATTTCCAACATAATCTTCTGCAAGTGCTAAAGCGTGAGCAATACCTCCTGCCTCATCTTGAATCCTATAAGTAAACTCTACTCCATACTTTTTACCAGAACCTAAAAACCTCATGAAGTCATAAGCATATTCTGGTCCAATAACTATCATCATCTTTGTTATCCCCATTTTCTTCAATGTATCTATTGGGTACTCAATCATTGGTCTATCATAGATTGGGATAAGATGTTTATTTGTT